TAATTCCTTTTGTTTGAATGCAGTTTTTGATGACAGTTTTAACTGCTTTCGTAATTTCTTTAGTATCTTCACTTTCCATTGCAAGAACGAGTAACTTCTCCTCCCTCACAAGAAAAGGTCTAAAGTCAATTAATTGTTCAGTTGATGGCAAAGTCAACTCATAAGATGGGGTTACAATCTGGGGTAAAGGCATAATTTTTTATGATTAATAATTCATTCCATAATATTTATAGATCATTGAAAGGCATTTAAATTAGGATCAAAGTTCGGATTACGCCCTCTTTGTTCTAAAGAAACACCATTTAATACTCGCTCAACATCAGCAGCACCGAGATTAATATCACCAGTATTTGCAGAAACAGCTTGGAATATAGTACCATCGCCAAGTCTAATGTTACCTCCTCTACGTGTTTCATCTCTTGGTATTGTTGCGGTTGATCCATTGTAAGGAACAACACGAATCAGATATCTTGTAAAGGTAAAGTTGACCGTTACTTTTAAAAGTTGAGATGAATCGTAACTCACCGGAATCGAGTTTATTGATGTTGGATATGCATCAACAAATCTATACTCTGTATACACTCCTTTCTTTTCATAATCTTTTTCAAATTTGTTTATAATAATTGCTGGAGATACATATTCAGATCTAAATCTCATTCTATGAACGAAATCGGATCGTAGATTAGGTCCATAAGATGATATTACTGAGTTACGTACCAATGGTTCCCCAGAAATATAACGAATCCAGTCCTCAAAAAAGAAAATATTTTTATGATCAACATTCACATAAAAACTAAAACTAGCAGTGTCATCAAATGATTTTCGATATGCAATTTTTTCAGTTACACCAATATAATCATCCTTTGCTTCATGCGTCAACAAAGAAGATCCTGGAAGTGCTGCTTCAAAACACGCCAAGTTAAGAACATCCTGCTCAAAATCATTCAAACTCGGTTTACTCTCAAAGATATCGGTTATATTTGCCAATATCGAAGGAGGGGGAGGATATATCTCGACAGAATACTGCGATGTTAGTGAAAGATTAAGTAATTTTGTTTTAACCTCGCTCATCATACGAGCAACTGGTTTAACCGGCATCTAAATACTACTGAACCACTTATTATATGTAGTCAATGAGTAGAGATGGTAAATTCAGGCAGGGTAGATTCAATCCACAAAATCCTGAAAAGTACCTAGGAGATGTTCGCAATATCATTTATAGGAGTTCATGGGAACTAAGATTTTTAAGATGGTGTGATCAGAATGCAAATATTATAGAATATGGTTCGGAAGAATTCTTCATCCCATACATATCTCCAGTAGACAATCGGATTCATCGGTATTATCCTGATTTTATAATTAAAGTAAGACATAAAGATAAATCCATAAAAAGATATGTGGTTGAAGTGAAACCAGACAAACAAACACGTCCCCCTAAACAAGGAAAACGTGTTACAAAATCTTTCATTTATGAAACAAAAACTTATGCTGTAAATCAAGCAAAATGGAAAGCAGCACAAGAATGGTGTAAAGATAGATTATTAGAATTCAAAATCATTACAGAAAAAGAACTAGGTATCAAGTAATGTCTGAGCGTTTCGATTTACTCTCCGAAAGAATTGATAGGTTATTAGATCCTGACGACATTATGTTAGAGATTATAGATGTTTACAACGATACTGAGTTAATACCCGAACCAGGTAAACACTATACATTTGTCTATAGTCCCAAAACACCCGGAATCATTTACGATGAATATCCTCTCGTAGCAGTCTTTTCCGTTGAAAAATGGGGATTTAAGGGTCTCAATTTTCATTGGGGAGCAATGAGAAACTATACTTGGGCAGAGGTAGTAGGATATCTGCATATTATACCAAATGAAGATGCTGGTAGATTGAGAGCAGTTCCATACCGAAACTTCAAAACCTCCCTATAAATAAAAGAAAAATCTCACAATAGATGGAAAATTTCAGATATCCATTATCACCAGGTCAAGGTGATTTTATTATGTTTATAGCTAGGGAATATGTTGGTGGTGGGGTTGAATTTGGTGGTAATGGTCTTACGACTAAGCGTCTTGGTGTTGAAGTTGCAAATATAGTTCTACCCATTCAATCATCAATTACCGACGCAAATGGTGTTGATTGGAAAGAAGATAGATTAGATCCTCTTAGAGCAGGAGCAGCAGATATTGCATTAGGAACAATTAAAGGTGAAACGTCAGAACAAGCAACAAAAAGACTTGATGGTATTAAAGGTTTTTTAAACAAGAATCAGCAAAATATAGCAAATGCAGTTGGAACAACACTTGTTGGGTCAGCATTAAATGTAAACTTATTATCAAGATTTACAGGTAAAGTAATAAATCCAAATCTTGAGTTGCTATTTGGTGGTCCTACGTTGAGAAATTTTACTTTTACATTCTTTATGGTTGCAAGAGAACCAAGAGAAGCAGAAGAAATAAAAGGGATTATAAAAGCATTCAAAAAAAGTATGGCTGCTAAATCAGGTAGCGGAGCATTTCTAGAAGCACCAAATATTTTTGAAATTAAATATATGGATGGAGATACCGGTCAACTTCATAAATCATTGAATAAAATCAAAACATCAGCATTGCAAAATATGAATGTTGATTACACTCCTGCTGGAACATATAGCACATTTGCTGATGCTAATAAAACAATGACTGCATATAGAATGACATTACAGTTTGGAGAACTCGATCCAATCTATGATAAGGATTATGATGATCACCCAATCGGATTCTAAACATGTCATTTTACTTCAGATCTGTTCCTGACATTGATTATGTCAATCGCTTTCCGAATGCAAAGATTTCGGAATATATTCGGTCAAAAAATCTTTTTACAAGAGTCAAAATCAGAGATGAGATTTTTCAAAATCTTATGTATTTTGAAAAATATAACGTTATAGGTGATGAAAGACCAGATAACGTTGCTCAAAAGTTTTATGGAGACCCAACATTTGATTGGGTAGTTTTTCTAGCAAATAATATTGTAAATGTCTATGATGAATGGCCATTAAGTCAGCAATCATTCGATAATTTCCTTACTGAGAAATATGGAACTAATGATAAGATAAATCAAGTTCGTTTTTATGAATCTAAAGAGGTTTTAACTTCTAATGGAATAACAATATTGGAAAAAGGTCTTATTGTTCCATCAAACTATTCTGTTACCTTTTTTGATGCTGCTCTTGGAAGAGAAGTTATAAAAACTAATATTACCAATGCAGTTACAAATTATGAATTTGAATCAAGAATAAATGATGCAAAAACAAATATCTTTGTAATCAAACCAGATTTTCTTCAGTTGGTTGTTGATGATGTTGTAAGAGCATTTGAATACAAAAAAGGTTCCACTCAGTTTGTGAGCAGAACCTTGAAGAAGACGGATAATATTAGATTGTTTCAGTAATTAACCATCTGCAAGTTTTTGGAAATATGACAGAGTGTCGTCATCATCGTCGTCACTTGAACTTGAACTCGACAGGGAACTGAGTTTTTGACTCAATTCTTCGGGAAGTTCAGACTCTTGTGAACTTTTGAAACTTGGAGTAAAAGAAGTTTCTTCACCACGATTCTCACGACGGAACTGCTCTTCCTGTTCAACGGTCTCTTGATCTTGGAAACGAGGTGTTCCCTTAGTGCCGAGAACATAATCAAGACGCTTCTTCAGGTCATCATAAGACTTGAATTGATCGGGGGCAGTCAGTGCAGTCAGAGAGTACTCTTTCTTCCATAGTGCCTCAAGAGCATCATCGTCATCCAGTAGGGCACTAGGACGATCAAACTCAGAGGAGTCATAGTTCCAGTAACCTGCAACCTTCTTCAGTTTCAGTTTGAAGTTAGCACCCTGCCAGAAGTCAAAGGGGTTGATAGGGTCTTCGTCTTCAAACTCAGGTTGCATTGCTTCCATGATCTTATCAAAGATCTTCTTACCGAACTTATAAAGGAATACCTGACCTTCATTGTGAGGGTTTGCTTTGTCTTGAACAACGTAGATATTAGCGTAGTA